GATCTGATGGATGCAGCATTGACCGAGCAGGTCAATATCGAGCTTGAGCGTATTGGACTGAAGGAGGCAGCGTGAGCGATTTTGAAACGGCCATCAAAGCGGTACAGCTGTATGCAGAAATGCACCCGCGGCCGCCGCATGTCAATCAGCAGCAGGCCGCCGACATGCTGCACCTGTCGCATGTCACGGTACGCAAAATGATCCGGGCCGGAACGATCAAGACCAATGCGGCCGGACTGATTCCGATCAGCGAGATAGATCGCGTTCTGCAGCCGAGGGCTGCGTGATGCAAACTAATAGCTCATGGGTTATAACGTCAGCTGTTGACTGTTTAAGCGTGAAAAAAATGAAAGTTACACCGACGCCCTGCGATGTTTGGAAACTCCTTGATGACGCAAAAATAGGACATCACCCAGGAATGCACATCCAGTGCTCATTATTTGGCAAAGTAAGAGCAATTCGGCATAACGTGCATACCGACGAGTTGATCGGCGAGATCCCTGATTGGCTACAACGAGATGCGAGAGACCATGGTTTCAAAGTTATTGGTGCGGACTGGCGAAACAGCATATACACGCTTGAGATATTGCCTTATAACAAGTAGCAGCGCCAAACCAGAAAATCACTTCCCGGCCAGCCTCTTGGCAATGTCCGATGCGGTCGGGTTGTAATAAACCATCGCCTGCTTCGGATTCTTCCACCCGAACATTTTGCACAACGTCAGCACGTCCAGGCGCTTCGCCATCCACGTCGCCGCTGTATGCCGGCTGTCGTGGAACGTGAATCCTGATAGCCCGGCTCTCTTCCGGTAGCGCCTGAACAGCGCGTCCAAGGTCTGGGCGGCAATCCCGAATACAAGCACCGAGTCCCACCCGGCCATCGAATCGATGATGCGTTTCGCCTTCGGTTCAAGCGGCACATTGCGCGGCTTGGTCTTCGTCACCGGCAATATGCAGTAATCGGCGGCGACATTCTTCCAGGTCAGCTTGCAGATTTCACCCGCCCGCATCCCCGTTCTGAGGGCCAGCAAGAAGCAACGCGCTGCTGCCTGGCTGGCGCTTTTGCATGGCCCCCGCGTGTGTCCGATAGCCTCAAGCATTTGCCGGATCTGCGCCCTGCTGATTACCACTTCCCGATGATCTGGCTTTTCAGGCTTGCCGAGGTCGTTGATCGGGTTGATAGCGATCCATTTCCATTCCCGCCGGGCGGCCTCGAACATCGCCGAGAGCAAGGCAAGCTCCCTCAGCACCGTGCTGCTGGAAACCGATTCCAAGCGCTCGTCGCGCCATACCGCCATCTGGGGAGTACCAACCTCCCCAATGGGGAGTGCAATCGGCATGGACGGCATGCGGAGCATGGCATTGATGCGAATCTCTTCCCAGCGACTACCGCGCTTGCCGGGCGAGACTTCATCGCGGTACTTCTCGAGCGCCTGGCCGAGAGTGAACTTGCAGCCCGGCGCCGTATTCTTTTCGGCCAATATCTCGGCCTTGCGCACAGCCGCCCAGTTCTCGGCCTCCCTCTTTAGCCGAAACGTGGCAGAATCGCGGACGCCAGCAACGTAAAGCTGCACACGCCACCCGGATTTGTAGGGCTTGATCGACGCCACCGTGGGGAACCCGCTGGGGAATGTTTGGGGAGTCGAAGTGTAGTTTCTTTGCTTTTTGGCCGCAATATTACGAAAGCCATAGCCAGCAAAAGCCCGCCGTTTCGGCGTATTTCGATTGACTTGAAACCTGATTAAATACTACTGGTGCCCCCGCGCAGCACCAGAGTTTCCCGCAAATAGGACGTTTCAAAATTCCGTGGGGAATTTATGGGAAGAATCAACGAATCTTCCGGCGAGCATCGTCCCAGCGCGCGTAGAGCGTCAAGCCAATCCCTACGATGGAAGCAACCGGCGACAGAACGGCCATGACCGAGTGGCCTAGCAATGGCCCGATCACCTGAACGGCTGTGTTGATGTCATCGGCCGTCACTGGAAGCCCGGAGGTTTGTGCTGTAGCGATGGTGCCGACCGTGCCAGCCGCGGCAATCACTGCACCGGCCACCGTGCGAGACTTGGCCAGCGGCTTTGTTGCCGGATCGAAGCCAGCCATTACAGCGGCACGCTCATAGACATCCTCGGGATACCAGGCTTCCGGCGCCCCGTAGGCTTCAGGCGCCCCGTTTTCATGCCGGATGATCGCCTTGGCGACGGCGGTGCAAATGTACGCGTCGAGGAAATCGATCGTTTCGTCCGGGTCCAGGCCGGTCAGGCGGGCAACGTGCTGCACGTAGGCGGCTGAATTGTTCTCGCTGGATGGCGCCCAGCGGTTGATCGCGGCGCGCAGCGTGTTGATGTCGTGGCGCTCCTGATAGTTGATCAGCAAACGCATCAAGGCGCGGATTCCGGCCTCTGGCTTTTCGAATACCAGGAAGCGCGAATCGCTCGATTGATCAGCCGACATGCCAAGCCAGCGGTCCTTGCCGCGCTCGATGTTTCCGGGGTTGTTGTTGCGGATACCGCGCGGTAGGGATTTCATTTGTCTGCCTTTCCATCGAGCTTGTCTTCGATACGATCCAGCTTGGCAAAAATCGCCTTGCTCATGCTGTCGAACTGTTCGGTTCTGACGTACCCGCCAGCCACCAGAACTTTAAGATCACCGACCTGTTTGCTCAGTTCCAAGTCGGCACGCTTCAAGTCGTTGATGGCTTCCCACATGGCTTTCATCCACCAGCCACCAAACACACCGACAAGAGCAAACAGCACGTTGAACAATTGTTGCTGATCCATCAGCCAATTCTCCAATTTGTACCATCGTCATAGACTGGCACTTTATTCGACCCGCCAGCAGCGACGACGGATGCGAACGTGGTGGCATTTGCATCGGTAACAAAAGCGCGGCGGCCTGCCGTCCCGGCTGTTGGCAACGTAGCGACGGTAAGCGTCTTGTGTTCGGTGACACCGGACTTGCGCACAGCAAAGGCGTTTGCCCTTGCCCCAGACGACGAACCGACGCCAACCTGGAAACTCACCGGATCGGTCTGCGTTGTTGTGTAGGACGCGAATGTGCCGACTGCCGTACATCCGCTGTCCGCGATGGTGTTCCCGCGCCCTGCTGCAAATCCGTAGGTTGCATTGACCGCGTTCTGATAACCGAACGTGCCAGAGTAATCTCCGTTAGCGTCAAAGGTATTTTCACGACCCCAGCCGAAGCTGTAGTTGGTCAAATTGTCGTTCGTGACCTGATAGCCGCCGCACATGGTGTAATTGCCATCGGCGGAGCATTGATAGCCCCAACTGATCGAGCCGGTGGCGGCCGGGCCGTTAAATGGGAATTCAGAAGTCGCAGATTCCCGACTGACCAGCGATGAAAACAGAGCGATTGCATCCGACTCGCCGCGCCACGGCCCGCTACCGCGAGAGTAGAACGGTGACGGCTGGAATCGGTGCGACATGCCGCGCTCTTTCAGTGCATACCAGATTCGGTGATAGCCGTGTTCCCACAACGAATCACCAAGGAAGTGCGTGTAATCCCCGCTTCCAGTGTTGTCATATACGGTCTTCAGGCCGACTGAATTGACATATATGCAGTTGCGATTGACGTTGGCACAATAATCAATCTGCGCCTGCCAAACCTGATAGCGAGTATGGAGTCCAGACATCCCCATAACCAGCACGGGCGTTGTCTCTGTCATCCATGACTCGGCGCGGAACTGAGAATCAAGCGTCGTAAAGCTCGCCAGATACGCAGTCATAGTATCGGTCAGCGCGTTTTCTTCGCCTTGCGCCCATATCAGGTAATCTATCGTGGTTATGCCAGAAAGCTCAGTCGTGGCAAGCGCGGCTTCGACCTTGGATTTGATCGCGGCGTATCGGACAGATGAAGTACCAGAGCCAACCCAGTCACTAATCGGGCGACCGCTAACCGCGTCGTAGATGATGTAAACCGGGCGTCCGGTCTCGGCCACAAGCCGATGCGCAAAGGCCAGTGCGGTGTTGTTATTTCCGGCGTTACCGTTCTCGTCAGTGCGAGTCCAAGGCAGGGCTGTGTAATCGCTACCGCCCCATGCCCCCGTGATTCCGTCCCATGTCTTGACTAAAGACGACGCTGGGTTAGGGCCGCCTGCGTTGGCTCCACGCGCATTCGACTGGCCGGTGATAACGATAACGATAGGCGTGCCGGCAATCGACGCGGCGGCATCCGGTGACGATGAAATTCGGTCGATGGCATCGCCGACAGAAACGCCTGTGTCATAGCCTATGAGCGATGCGCCTTCTGGAGCAGCCAGATCAACCAATGAAGTTCCTGACACCCCTTCCAAAGCCACAAGATTGCCATCAGCATCGAAACCAATAACCCGGCCGGCTCGGTCGGTGGTATCCATATTGATGATCTGATCGTCTGAGGTGGCAACTGGCAATTTAATAGCCCGGCCGATCCGCGCCTGTATCGACTGGATGGCCAGCCAGATGCGGTTGAAATCAAAATTTACGACACCGGCCGGGAAATCGCCCAATTCCTGGTAATCGGTTTCTCGATTCAACACCGGATCAAGGTAACGCAGCACCGTGACGCCATTTGCAGGGGCCACCGAGAACACCACGGCGCCGCCGCCTTCATCACCCACCCCGGTAACCGTGAAGCCAGTCGTTGTCTCAACGCCATCCAGCTCGACGGTGAGGTCGTCGGCCGAAGCAATCATGAATTCGTAGGGGAATGAAGTCGTCAGACCGTTGGCGGTCGACTCATTGAATAGCGTCGTTTGGGAGGGAACGGTCATAGGGCAACCTCGTTGTCAGATTGCGCGCCATCTTCCCGCCAAGTGGCGGACGGTTTCCCGACTGTGCTAGCGCTCGAAAGCTACCTCATGCACGCCGGCATTCGGCCGCCAGGCATGATGTCGTGGCGTTCCATCTTCATCGCGGACATTGACCTTGATGCGTTCCGGCGTGTCGGTGATGGCGCCCGCCCCGGCGTCGATCAGGTCGTCTTCCTGTGCCTGAGTTCCGGGGTTGAAATCCTTCATCTGGTCCCAGAACTCGCCGTCTAGAACTTCGGTATGCGCCCACAACATGCCGGCCGACAGAGGCCCCTCGTAGGCCTCAAGGATGCGCTTGTTCTTGTTCACCACGGCATGCTCTTCGGCCACACCGCAAACAAGCTTCCGCTGCTTCAGCGCAGCTTTCAGCACCGCCGGGGCAAAGCCGCCGATGCCGTTGGTTTCCACGGTGACGCGCGGGACGTTGAACTTCTCGACCAGATCGCAAATCTGGAACACCTGGCCACCGAGGATGCGCTTTCCGTCTTCGGCAAATTCGGCGATCTCTCCGGTCAGCGCCTTGACCCGGTGCAGGTAGCGCCGGCCGTGGTCATCCTGCAGCACCAAGGCCAGGGCCGATACGTCGCTGCCCAGCTTGGCGGATGATGGGTCCCAGCGCACTGACATGCCGGCAATGCGAACCGCGCCCAGCCACATGGTGGCCGTCTTGTTGGCGTACTTGATGACCGGCTCGACGGCGTAGGGGATGATCTTCGCGGGATCGAGGCGTATCTGCGATACCGGCTTCGAGTGCAGTTGATACTGCGAGTCCCATTCGTTCGTTGTCCGCGTTTCCCGGCGGCGCTTGGTCATCTCGTCGCGGTTGAACCGTTCGGGCCATGCGCTCCCTGAATAGCAGTCAATCAGAACTCTTGGCGGCGCAGAAAATGCAATTCCGTTCTTCGAGATGACATAATCAATCCCCTCGGTCAGCAACTTGGAACTCTCGCCGATCCCGGAAAAAACGAACTCTGGCCTGAATGGCAGCGCGTACTCGGCGGCGTCGGCGCTCTCGATTCGATGTTCGTTATCGAACATGCGGATGGTCAGACAATCGGCGCCCATGCGTTCCATTTCGTCGTACAGTGAATCGTGCGTGTGCGGAGTTCCGATATATAGCTTCGTACCCCCAGGAACAAGGATGTGCGTCTGTTCGCCAAGCCGGTAGCGCAGCGTTTCCCGTGCTTCTGGCGTGCGGATGTTGCGCGGCACCTCTACGTCATCGTTCTGCACTTCGTCAGCGCGGGATGACGTGATGTTCGACATGATGCCGGCAGCCTGCATGGATGGATTGCGCTCGTCATCCGCGCCCGGCACCCACCAGAACGACGACTCCCCGCGCAAGTCGGCAAGGTGTCGCGTCATCGGATGCTTGGAGATAACCCGCTTCGTGTCACGGCTTGTCTTGTACGCTGTGCCGTCCTGGTCGCCCTGGTGCAATATCCGCCATTGCCTGTTTTCTGAATACCGCCAGGCGTTGTACACCGCCAGAATGGTCGATTTCCCAAAGCCACGGAAGCACCGCAGAACACCGAGCTGGCCGCGTGTCGCCAGCCAAATACAGGCACGGATGTGAATATCCGGAACCTCCCACCCCATGCGTTCTGCCCAGCATAGAAAGAAGGCGAGGAAAGATTCAGCCCTTGCTTGTTGCTCTGGCGATAACTGCATTCACCATTTCCTTTGCCCGCTTCTCAAAACGCTTGATTTCCTTTTCAGCGTCGTCATCTGGAACCTTTCCAAATGGCAGTCCTGGACGGTTGTCTCGATCACGAAGATCGAGCACGCGCGCCAACAGTGTGCCGGTCTGGATCGCGTTCTTCTTGTCCCAATAGCGATTTCCTCGGGTTTCCTGATCAAGCGTTGCCATCGGCTGGCCTGCGCCGTTCCAGTTCTGCGGATCGGCCTCTTCCATGAATACGTCGCCGATCTGTTCGGCAAGGTCCTGCAGTCGTTCGAGCTGGTCTTTCCTCATGGCGTCATTCTCCTATGATTCGGCCCATATCCGGCGCCCTTTCTGGCATGGCGCTACCCGGCTGCCAGTAGTAATCCTGATTCCAGTCCTTCATTGCCCGAGAACGCATCCGGGCCAGATAGCCGGGGTTTAGTGCTTCCTGTGCGTTATGAATGAAAAAGTGGTCCCATGCCCCGCGCACCTGCCACAGCCCGACATAAGGCACCTGAGAATTGCCCCAGCGCAACGCCTCGGCTCCCGCGTGCGTGTCCTTGCCCTTGGCCGCTTCCCACATGTTGGTCAGCATCAGGTCGCCGGCGAGGCCAGCTACCGCGCCGCCGGCCGGGCCGAGCAATACCCCGCCCGCCTGCTCGAAGTTGTTGCCGCGTTGCTCGGTCGGGTCTTTGGTCAGGAAGTCGCCAACGTAGCCGAGGCCACCGCCATGCCCCAGCGCCTTGGACCAGAACTTCGGCTCGGTCATGTCGTAGGGGTCTTTGCCGGCGAGGATTGATTTCTCCTGCAGCACAATGGCCCCGAGCATCATCAGCGATACATTCAGCCCAGCCAGCACCGCCATGCGATTGATCGCCGCGCCGGTCTCGGTCTGCGCACCGAAGCCGGCCGGCGCCCCTTCAAGGCCCTGAGGGGTATCGAACAAGCGGCCCCAGTGCCGGGTAATCATCGCCGTCGGGAATGACTTGAACTGCATGAAGCACCGGGCGCCCTCGCCTTTGAGCGTTCCGGCTGGCATGCCACCCCACGTTGCCGCTGCACGCGTGGCCATGTCCGGATTGATGATCGCGAACTGCGCCTCGTCGGAAACAAAGGCCATCCACTTGGTTGCGGCTTGCTCGGCGCCGTCTGCCTTGGTCCCGACAATCGCATCCCGGGTCAGGTACTTGGCACCGCCGCGCTCGGTCGGGGTGGCCTGGCTGATGATGTTCCAATCTTCCTCAGTGATCCCCTTGCGCGCCATCAGGAAGCGGTCCCACTCGTCGAGCTTGCCCCATGTCTTCCCCAGCTTCTTGGCGAAGCCCTGCATCATCGTCGCCGAGAACGCACCGCGCAGGCCATCGGTCCAGGCGTTCATGAAGGACAGCTTCATTACCGAGTTCGCCACCTTGCCGGTCAGCGAGTTGGTCATGTGGTCGCCGGTCCAGCGGTTCATGGTGCTGGTCAGCGATTCGGCGATGACGCCATGCGCCTGCAGAAATTCCCGGTGGTCCTTGTCCAACTGCTTGCCGAGGTTCTTCAGCATGTCGAAGTACGGCAGCCGGTCATAGTGCAGTGTGGCGGCGATGGTGCCGACGTCGGTCAGCGAGGTAATCACCGCCCCGCCGAGCTTGGCCGCCGTTTGCACGTTGCGGACATTGGCGCCGAAGTTGGCAATCGCAAGATTCTCCGGGCTGCTGGTCTTGCCGCTGAGAATGTCCCAGTACGCTTGCGGCGTGTTGACGAAGGATCGATTCCTGACTGATCCCTTCACGTCTGCCCGCTCGGCAATGTCCGCCTGCACGCGGAAGGTCTGCTCCGGGTTCGGGCCGTAGCGCTCGACCATGCCGATATTCCGAGACATGGCGCCGATGTGGCCGAGCATCGAGTCGTACAGCGACCCTTCGCCGAAGTCCTGCATGTAGGCCATCCAGGCATCGCCGTCCTTGAAATGCAACACGCGGGATTCACTCCCCTGGTTTGCTCGCGCTCCGGCACCTTTGAACTGGCCGGGTTCGACCTTGTTCGCGCCATCGCTCGCCAGCGTGGCATGCGCCGCCTTCAGTATCTCGGCGACCTGGGCGTTGTTCATCATCGAGCCGTCTTCGTTCAGGTAGCGGCGCCGGTCGAGCATCGGCAGCACCTTGGCCGCAAAGGCATCGGCGGTCACCGATTGCACGCGAACAGAATCGACCGCCTGCCCGATGTAGCCATAATCCAGTTTGCCGACATCGCCGCCGGCCGCGTTGAAGCGCAGGCGCAGCTTCTCGATGGTGTCGAGCCATGCCCGGGCCCCGGCCTGTGCCACCTTGTTGCCAGTGTGACCAGCGGCGCCCCCGAATACCTCGCGCACGACATCTGCCGTCATCGCCGGGTTGTCCAGGTTGAATATCCGCATGCCGAGATTGCGCAGCAGGCCGGTTCCATCCTTGTTGCCGGCGGCGTCGAGCATGTCCCCCAGCCCTGAAACCGCATCGTCGTGCACCGCATGCACGTAGTTCTGCGAGTTCTGAATGTCGCGGATTACCGCCTGCGATTGCGTCACCTTCATGGCCGACGTCTTCTTCATGTCGGCAATGCGGCTCTGGGTCTCGGCAATCTTGACCGCCTGCATCCCGGCGAGCATTTCCTTCCGGCTGGCCGCCGCCTCGATGTCCAGCGCGGCGGCCTGTGCTGCTTCTGTCATTCGCTGGTCGTAAGATTTTGCGGACCATTCAGAATCGACTCTGGCTAGTTCGCGCATCTTGCCGCTGATCGCGTCGTCAATCGCCTTGATCTTGGACTCCGACAACTTGCGGCCACCCGCCGCCGCTT